AATTACCATTTAATAATAAACATTCTAAATTTTGTAATAATTTTGGATAAAATAATTCTTTAAATGATTCAAGAGTATAAGTATATTTCGGATCATTAAGATTAATTTTATTAATACGTTGACGATGACATGCGGGACATCTAGCATTACATCTGAACGTAAGTTCAGTAGTAATTTGTTTTATTTTTTTCATTAATTAGCCAGAGCCAAATAGTGTTACAGTTTTAATAGTGGTTCCTATTGGAATAGTGGGTGCAGTAAATATAATAGAAGCATCGGTAGAAGTAGCATTTACAATAAAATCTTGTATAGTTCCATCTGAAAGATTTGCTGATTGATTAATGCCATCTAACGTTACAATTAAAACATTTGATACAGTATAATATGGTTTGCCTACAAAAAATGTATTAGCAGTAGAAGCAATGGTAACAACATTTTCAAATGGAAGTAATCCAGCTAAAGTAGTAGCAACGTTATCTTGAACTAAATTAATATTAGCAGTTAGATTTGTTTGTAAACTTTCTACATTATCTGATACTATATTAATATTATCTTGAACTACATTTAAGTTTGCATTTAACCGCGTGTACGTTACAAAGTCATTTGATGCAGAAACTGTTGTTGCTATTTTAGTATCTATCTGTGTCTGAATAGCAGATGAAACCCCAGAAACATGAGCTAGCTCCGCAGTCGTAACAGCTGATGATTGAAGTCCTTTACTACCATCAGTTTGTAAAGCTTTTGAAGCAGTAAGACCACTTATAGTAATACCTGTTGCAGTTATTGCCCCTGTAGTTGTCACACCTGTAGATAGCGTAGTTGATACAACATTACCAACAACTAAATTAGCATAACTAGTAGGACTAAGAACTAAATTAGTAACTGGATCTTTAGTCTCTACCATTACAAAAGCTATATTAGATTCATCATAACCTACAAAAGCATTCCCTTGACTTCCTCTATTAAGCAATAAGCCTACATCTAAAGTAGATGTTCCAGTCGTACCATTAGCTAACATTATCATGTTATCTTTAATTACTAAGCTATTTGCATTAGCAACAGTACTATCGCCATGAACTGTAAGATTTCCATCAACAATAAGGTCATCATTCATAACTACTTCGCCGGTGAATGTGGCACCGGCAAGAGCTGCTTTAGAATCTAATTGAGTTTGGATATCAGATGTAACATTATTACTATAAGCTAATTGAGTTTGTGTAGTAGTAGAGGTTTTTATATATCCTTGAACATTTGATCGTAAAGCGAATGAACCGGCAATACCACTTATATTAGCATTTTCTGCTTGAAAAAAACCAACGTTAGCTGATCCGCGTACATCTAATCTATAAGTAGTTACATCATCAACTCCACCAATAATAACATTACCACCTAACGTGCTATATTTTAAAATAATATTAGCAGGAGTACCCAAAGAAACAGTACCAGTTATAGGGGCTGTATTATTAATTCCTAAAGAAGTAAAACTCTTATCAAAAAAGTATCCAGAAGCCGCCGAGCCAATTGTTAAATCAGTAGTTGTATCTGTTATCGCCGCTACATTATCTTCTACAATATTAACATTATCTTGAACTAAATTAATTGCAGCAGACATTGGACTATCAGTAGCTGTATTAGCTGCCATTTTATCAGCAGTTACCGCTCCTGCTGCAATCATACCAGTATCTACAATTAAATTAGACATTTTAGTTGCTGTTATAGCATCATCTTCTATAACTGCAGTAGTAATACGGGTAAGGGCCATTTATTCTTCCTTTTTGGATTGAGTATCTTCTTCGACTTCCTCTTCTAATTCTTTAAAAAACTCAGCTAAAAAATCTTTTTGCTCTAAAGGCTCATCTTCTTCTTCAAAAAATTGTTTTATAAAATCTTCTACTTGTTCGTCTACAGAAGGTGGTTTTAAAAGTTCATCCCATTCTTCTTCTAAACAAGCTTTTTTTACTGTGTTAACACAAAACTCTATTTCTTCAGAAGTTAAAACAATAATTTCATTATTAATATTTTTCTTTTCTGTTATAACACTTGTACCACGTTGTTCATAATAAATATTAGTAATTAAACCTTTTACCATCTTACCTATACGCGGTACTTCTTCTATAATTTTTTCTAAAGGAAAGGCACGAGTTTTAAGATCTCCTTTACCTTCTTCTGTTACTTCTCTATATTGACAAAAAACTTGGTTATTTGTCAAATTATCAATTTCAAATTTAATATATTCCATTGTTCCCCTCTCTAGGTTTTTATAATATAACTTACAACTTGTATCGGTAACGTTGTAGCATGTGTATGCCCCCCAGCAGTGGCATTTGTTACGGCTGTAGCAGTTGATGAATCTTTTGCTGACTGAGCAAAAGAAGCGGTAGTAAGAGTAAGTGCAGCTGTACCAGATGCGGTTGTTACTACACCTGATGCTGCACACTGTGCCGTTTCTCCACCTATTGTATTATTAGATCCTGCTCCTAAAGGTAATCTATCTCGCAAATCTGGGACATTAAACGTAGTTGAACCATTACCCACTCCATAAGTTGTACCAATTTCAGCAAATAATCCGGCATAGGTAGTTCTTGCTATTGCTGAATCATTACATAAATGCCAGCCATCAGGTGCAGAAGAACTTCCCCAAGCAATAATAGCTCCAGGAGGAATAAGTGGGGCAACAGTTTGAGAAGCAGTAACAGTACTAGATGCCCCAGTTATAGATTGAAGAATTGTATTAGCGCCAATAGGTGCTAAATCTCTACCATTTGAAGTAGTAACAAAAAGACCGCTATTTGCCCCTACACTATGATTATCTCCCGATGCATATATTTTTAATCCTACATTACTTGTTGCATTTGCTGAATTAAAAGTAATACCAACATTTCCAAGATTCGTATCTGCATTACCAAAAAGAGCTAAAGTTGTATTACCTGCAGCCCCCACATCAATAAATGCATTAGTATCTGTAATATTTCCTCTAAAATATGTTTTAGCGGTGGAAACAGAAGCATCACCTAACATGGCTGTTGTAATTGATGCGTTCTCTGGAGGAATGCCTACATCTACAAATCCTTGAGTACCAGTAGAAGCATTAGATGCTCTTAAATAAAGTCTAGCATTAGCAGAAGAAGAGTTAGTAACTGTAGCTACAGATTCTCCTATTTCATATGTAGTTGCATTTGCTGCTAAATCACTAATACTTTCTTCTGCTCTAAAAGCTAAACCCCTTCGGGTAAAATTCGTTCCAGTAATTCCGCTTTTTTGTTGATTAGCATCACTCATATATAAAGCATGGGTAGCATCAGTAGCATTATGCCATAACATACCTGGTTTTTCTCCAGAAGCAGCACCAGATATTACAATATTTACACCTACCGGAGGACCTGCACTAGTAAAATTTTGTAAAAGTGATCTAAAATCGGAATTTTGTTGACCTCTAGCAGTAGACAGTGAAGTCCCTGCTGTTGGTTCTATATATGTGTTTGAATCAATTAAAGCCATTAATTACACTCCTGTGGCTGTTAGACTAACGGTTGAAGAACTATCTGCTGCTTTCGCTGATCCATCAGCATTAAATACTTTAACATTAGCTCCAGTATTACTAAAATCGGTTAATACAGCAAATACTGCATTTCCAGCATCAGTTACACCTAAAGTTATACTAGGTGCCTGTAAAAAGTTTGTAGAAGTATAGTCTACTGCTGTAGGACTAGTAGCATATACAAAAGATGTAGTAAATGTTTCAGTTCTTTTACGTATTATATAACGAATTTTATCTAATGTAAAGTCAGTTTGATCAGGGTTCGCATTGTTTATGATAAGTTTTAATTGCATATACTTAAAGGTTTTTTCACCTGCATCAAATATTTGAAAACCGTCATTTACAGTCGAACCTGAAAATTGAACAACATTAACATTTCCGTTACTAAGAGCAGCATTCATTAACCAAACATTAGACTCAGTTGATGTACGTAAAAAGGTTTGAGAAGTTATATCAAGAGTACCGCCCTCAAATGTTAATGATGTATCATCTCTATAATCTTTAAGATCAACCACAAGAAAAGTATTACCTGCATCAGCCGTTATATTAGCAAAAGTATTAGCACCTGTAGGATCTCCATTAGCAAAATATGCTGCTCCTAATTCAATAGAATCAGCATCAATTACACCAGCTACCAATGCATATGAATTTGCATTTGACGTATCATTTACAAATTGACCATCATTCCAAATTGCAAAAACATTTTCCGCAGATGTTCCTTCAGTAGCTCCAGCAGTACTATCATCAATTAATGTTTTATTATTAGAGTCATAAAAAGCTGACCAGGTAGTACCTAAAAGTGTACCAATTCCTGTAGCTTTAAGTACATTATCAAAAGGTGCAGAAGTTTCACTTACATCTGATATAATTGTTGCTCTTAAATCATTATAAGTAGTTTTTGGACTCTGAGAACCACTAAAATCTACAGTTGTTAAGTACGCTCTATTCATTCCCAAATCTCTAATTTGCGTATAATATACTGCTTCTGCTCCAGTTACAGATAAGTCATCAGCATCTCCAGTAGCTGAATATCCAGTACTGGTTCCATTTGCATTATCTACAAGACTACTTGGAGCAGAAGTACCAGGAACTATTTCATATACTAAACCTCCTGAATTTGAAGTATTAAAGGAAGGATAATTATCTTCACCTGCATTTGTATTAGTTATAGAAGTAAAATTCACACTTGGACTATCTTCATTATAAGCTGCTATAGGTGTTGCACCACTTGGTTCAGTGGTTGTAAAAGTAAATCCTTGTACGTCTTCACTAAAATTACCACTAGTATCTATTGTTCTAGCTAAATAAGTAAATTCACCATAATCGTCAATAGGAGTAGATTTACGAGAAGTAGGTGTAGACACTACAACTAGTGGTACAGCAGTATTAAAGTTAGCAATACTATTAGATACCTCACCAGGTTGTTTTCTAATAATAACTTCTTCTAAGTCAAGATCATCTAATATTTCATTAGTTTTAGGGTATTCCCAGAAAAGTGTTATTTGTTGATCACTTTGCCCTGCCGTAAAGTTAAAGATATTTGCGGGGGCAGCTGTTTTACCTACAATTATTTGAGATAGTTCTGTAGAAACTCCTCTTATGTCTCTATTTAAAGGAGTGACTTTAGCTACAATATTATTTATACCAGTTGTATCTCCACGATCTACTTGGTTTACTGTAAAACGAATTTTACCATCATCATCTACACCTGTCGCAGCTACTTTTACAGTATTAAAAGTAGTAAGATCAGTAGCACTCCCGCTTAATCTATATGATATTTCATAATCAGTTACTTCTTGTCTTAAAATAGCGTCAAAAGTAATAGTAGCTCGGACCGAAACACCAACTACAGTATCTATATAAAGACTTTCTACAATCTCTAAATTTTCAACTCTTTGAATAGGAACAGTAGTAACATTAACAGTTTTTGTAGTAAATTCACTTAATCTACCTGCGAAATTTCTATTTCTAGCTCTTATAGAAATTGCGCCAAGAGGAGCGTTTGGAATTATTCTATCCGCACTCGGTAAAAGAATCGATTCATAACCACTTCCAAAGGCTAAATTATAAATACCATTATTAGCAAGTCTCAAATTACCTGGATAGACAGTCTTATTATAATCTAATGTAAATCTAGATACAGGAGTAGAAACATTAGCAAGAGTATCATAGTTTGTATTTGCTAAAGATGTTACTATATCAGAAGAAATATTTACAGCTTGAAGACCTCCTATATTGGCTTTAGGAGTTCCATCAGTGGTAATTGTAAAAATATTATTTTGTGTCATTGCTGCATTATACTGAAAAGTATTAGCAGCAGATGCATCACCTCCAGATGAATAAGCTAAAAAGATATTTCCATTGGCATTAGTAGTTAATCCAGAATCTGTAAATAACTCAAAAGTTTGAGATGTTAAAGAATTTACATAAAAGGATTGATTGTTAAGATTTGTCATACCTGATACATTTCTTATTGTAACCGAAGTACTATCTGCTAAATTATGAGGAGCAGGCGTTGTTATTACAACAGGGTATGTTTGAGCAGCATTTATGATAGAAATAGGACCACCATTTATAGGATCCACATCATAGCTACTAGCAATAACTGCAAAAGTATTTCCCGAAGTAAATTGTACATTATCTCCAACTTCAATAGCTGGAACTGTATAATGATCTATTATAACTTTTAATTCTGTATCAGTCGCAGTAAGATTTAAAATAGATAAAAGAGAAGGATAACTAGTAGTATCTAAAGTATACATAGCAGTTGATAGTTGAATTCCATCGACAAATACTGAAACAAATTCAATAGCACGAGGTTCAATTAATAATGGTTCTATATGAGTACTTCCTGAAAGTGTAATAGTATTACTTTGTATATTATTAAATTCTGATCCAGCAACATAAAAATTATTATTGCTATAGAATCGAGCATCTAAAAGTTGAGCAAGTTCAACTAAAAATGGAGCTGATGGGATTGTTGAAAATAATTCAGTTGAACCATCATCTCCAACAGCATTTTTAATCTTAATTTGATTATTACTTAATATAAAACTTCCATCAGTTAATTCTTGTGCTGAATTGGAATTAAATAAAATAATATTTGAAGTGTATTGAGTTACTCTTGGATTAAATCCAACAAAATCAAAATTTACACCTCCTGTATTACTATATTCATTAACAGGAAAAGAAACATAATCTGAACCTTTTAAACCTAAAAATGTAGCAGAATCATTTACATTTAAAACATGTTTAGCAAAATTATAATCATACGCTACATTTAATCCTTCAACAGTAAATGCAATATTTCCAACGGTATCTCCAACTGTAGTATCTATTTTTGAAACCGTATTACATAATAATTTTATTGCACCAGTTCTTCCACGAAATCCATTTTTTCCTGTTACTATAATGGGAAATTTATCTCCACCCTGCTGAAATGTTGGATCTAACGAAGTACGAAGTACAGAAGCTGCTGATCCAAAAATACCCTTATCTATTGCCTCATTAGTAATAACATTGGCATTCCCCAATCTAAAACTAGAGGGAGATAAAGTACCATTACTATTAGCAGTAATATTTGAAAGTAACTCAAGCGAATCAGGTTCTGCAATTTGATATTCTGTAGAAAACTTGAGAGGATAATTCAATCTTTCAGTAAAAGGATTAATAAGTAAATCTACAACAACACTACCATCTCCGGTTCTTCGTCTTAATTGTTTAATATCAAATTCTGGAATAGGTGGCTTAACAAAAGGACTTATAATGTCAGTATAACCTGTAGGAGTAAAGTCAATAAACTCATCAGAATCTACATAGACATTAGGTACGTATTCCATAGCACTAATTAATAC